AGTTCACAGACAACTTTGTAAGAAAGACTTTTTAGCAGATTGGGAAGCTAAGTCTGAGCAAGACGGTTTCTTACACGCTTCATTGACTGACGCTTTAATTGCTAACGTATTGGCAGGAGTTGCTGCAAACAACGAGCGTTTGATTTGGCAGGGTGTTAACGCAACAGCAGGTGAGTACGCAGGTTTCGAAACTTTGTTCTTGGCTGACGCTGCTGTTCTTGACGTTTCTTCACCAGAGGCTATCACTTCTTCTAACGTAATCGAAGAAATGGGACGTTTAGTATTAACTCTTCCAACACGCGTTCGTCGTGCAACTGAGAAGCCTGTTATCGCAGTTTCTTCAAACGTTGCTGAAGCATACAGAAGCGCAATTCTTGGTCTTGGTGGTGGATACTACCTTTATCAAGGAGAGTCGGTTGTAATGAACTGGCAGGGACAGTACGAGGTTATCGAGTGTCCGGGTATGTCTGACGACACAATGGCTATGTACCAAAAATCTAACTTGTGGTTTGGAACTAACTTGTTAGACCAATGGAACAGCGTAGCGGTTTTGGATATGTACCAATACGATTTGTCTGACAACGTACGTTTCGCAGCTTCTTTCTTCGCAGGTGTTCAGTACGGATTCGGAGACGAAATCGCGTTCTACCAATACACTGCATAATCTTACCATTCTAACCCTTGCATAACAGAGGTGGTGGCATAAAAACCACCCCTCTTTTGTGCTAATAAAAACATACAAATATGTGCGAATTAAGTAGCGGATTTACACTGGATTGCAAAGATGGAATCGGTGGAATTAAGAAAATCGTTTTGTTGGATCAAAATTTAGTTACAGGGATAACCTTAGACGGTTCTGAAGTAATCACAGCAATTGCAGGCCCAACAGATGCAGATTTATACACTTACGAATTACCAACTCAAACAGGTTCTTTCGAAGAAACAATCAACTTCAATCGCGATGCGGGTACAATTTTTTACACGCAGACCGTGAACGTAATGCTTAACAAATTAAGCGCGGCAAAGCGTCTTGAATTGCAAAGCGTTGCACAAGCTCGCGTTATTGTATTTGTAAACGATACAAACGACAATTGGTGGGCTGTTGGTTACGAGTACGGAGCAGACCTTTCTACTGCAACAGCAGGAACAGGAACGGTTTTGGGTGACATGAACGGTTTCACTTTGGCATTCGTTCACGAAGCAGGAAAGCGCGCTTACAAATTGAGCGGTACGCCTGCTTCAGTTATAGCGTAATCAAAAAACTTTTACACATAGAGGGGCAAAGCGTCCCTCTGTGCTGTAATTTTATTTAAAGTAAAGGAAAAGGGGAATGGTATACCTAAACACAAATACAGCGAATCAATACGCGTGGCTTTCGTTAGACGAAGGTCGTGCCTATTTCAATGTAGCCTTTACACATTATTTGCTTGTTATGACTTACGAAATGACAGGTGAACAACTCGCGCAAGTAGTCCAAGTAGTAAACGAGAACGAGCGCGTAACAAAAATAAGACTTACCACCGTTGGTTTGGTCGATGCAGGTCGTTATCATTACGAAGTGTATGGTCAAAACAGCTCAAGCAATATAGACCCAACCAACGCTTCCGTTGTTGGTTTGATTGAGAAAGGGTTAATGATATTACAAGACGGAACAATTTACTTTGACGTTTCAACACCGACAATTCCTGTCGATGTAATTTATACAGGTGCATAATATGAGCAACATTCAAGCAATAAATCTTTCAGCGTACCAACCAGTTGAAGCAATTGAAACGGAGAATCGTGCGGGGTACATAAATTATGGTCAGAACAATTTATTTCCACAGCACCTCATAACACTATACTACAATAGTCCTATTCATAACGCATTGACGAACTCAATCGCGTACATGATTGAGGGACAAGGAACAGGAACGATTCTCGACAACGCTTTGCAAGGAATTGCATTCGACTTAAAGTTGCAAGGTTCATTTTGTGCCGAAGTAATTTGGTCAATGGACTTCACTCGCGTTGTACAAATCAACCACCTTCCTTTCGAGAATTGCAGACTTGCATACGACAAAGAAGAAGACGACGTAACAGGAATTTTCTATTCAAAAGATTGGGCAAATACGCGAAGCAAAAGAGGCAAACCAGAGTTCATTCCTGCTTTCAATCCTTCAATCGCGCAAGAACAACCGCGTCAAGTTATTTACGCACACGGAATGATGGCAGGTTCTTCGTACTACGCGAAACCTGACTACTTCGGAGCGTTAAACTACGTTGAGTTGTCTTATCAAATGGGACTTTATCACGTTAACAATATCTTGAACGGATTATTTCCTTCATTCATTATTAACTTCTTAAACGGCATACCGCAGAAAGAAGAACGTGAGGCAATACGTCGCGAATGGGAAACTCGTTTGAGCGGTGCGGCTAACGCTGGTAAGTTCTTAATGACGTTCAACGAAGATCCTGCACGCGCTCCACAAATTGAATCATTTCCTTTGTCTGACGCAGACAAACAATATCAGTTTTTATCTGAAGAAACAGCAAAGCAAATCATGGTAGGACACCGCGTTGTTTCACCATTGATTCACGGCATACGCGACACAACAGGTTTCGGAAGTAACAAAGACGAAATGGTTGTAGGTTTGGAGATATTTAACAATCAAGTAATCAAACCATACCAAAGAATCATTGAAAGAGTTTTCACTCCAATTTTAGGAGAGATTAACATTGAGATGAACTCGCCTTTCGATGCTGAAGTTGTTGTTGAACCAACGGTGCAAACTGCTGAATTAAAAAAAAAAGTAGTTGCGGATGCTGAGAATGACTTTTCAGATGAACAAGGTCGTGTTTGGATTAACACACTAAAAGAAAAAGGTGAAGTTGTTGATTTAAACGAGTGGGAATTGTTGAGCGAAGAAGAAGTTACAGACCCTCACAACGAAGCTAATTTTAGACAAGAATACATGAGTGTTCGCGATTACGCAAACGCTGACGAAAGGTCTCCATTTGGCGACACAGGACTTTATAAATTACGTTACGCTTACTCGCAGAACTTAAGCGAAGACAGTCGTGAGTTTTGTCAAGAAATGGTGGGATTATCACAGGCAGGATTATCATTTCGTTTTGAGGACATCGAAAAAATGAGCAAAGACCCCGACATTAATCCGAACTTCGGACCAGGCGGTTCAAACACTTACGACATATTTATTTGGAAAGGTGGTGCGTTTTGTCATCACTTTTGGAAGCGTCAAATCTATATCAGAAAGAGAGATTCAAAAGGTCGCATACTTCCAAACAACGGACTTGAAAACGATAAGCGAGTGGGTAATAATCCATTTGTACCACAAAAAGGAGCGGAAGGTGTTGCTCCAATTAACACACCCTCACGAGGTTCACTTAAATACTCTTAAAAAATGGCACTACAACCCGAAGTTCTTTTAATAGACGAAAATTACATAAAGAAATATACTTGGATTAACGGAAGCGTTGACCCGTTGTTGATGTATCCCGCGATATATCTTTCACAGGACAAGTACGCACAATTGTATTTAGGAACTGACCTTTACAACCGCATCAAAGAAGATGTGGTGAACGACGATATTGAAGGCGCATACGCAACGCTTCTTGACAATTACTTGCGTAGAATGATAATGTGGTGGACTATGTACGAGGTCTTGCCTCATTTGTACGTTAAAACCGACAATGGAAGTTTGGTAATTCGCACAAGCGAAGACACTACACCTATCTCGCAGACTGACTTGCAAAACTACCGCGATCAAGCGAGACAACAGGCGATGTTTTACACGCAACGTATGGTCGACTTTTTGTGTTTCAATCAATCTGACTTTCCAGAGTACACGACAAACACAACGCAACAGATTTGGTCACAAACAAATGTGTATCCTTCCAACGCTTTTGAGATTAGTGATGGACGCGATAGAAGTCCATACGAATACAGAAGACCAGGACTTGGATGGCTTAGATAACCAATACAAAAACATATGGCAAGGGGACGCAAAAAAGACATGGTTAAACAGAAGATTTACGAAGAGAAATTTCGTAAGTATCTCGCTAAAAAAGAAAAACAAATAAAGAAATTGAGCAATGAAAGTTAACGCTGAAGGTTACGCACTCATCAAGAAGTTCGAAGGTTGTCGTTTGAAGGCTTATTTGTGTCCTGCTAACGTGTGGACTATTGGCTACGGAAACACCTTCTACGAAAACGGAATGAAGGTCAAAGAAGGTGACGTAATAACGCAACAACGTGCTGAGGAATTAGCTAAATTTATCATCGACCAATTCGCGGTAACGATTGAACCTTTTATTCAGAAACCACTCAACGACAATCAATTTAGTGCGTGTGTTTCACTCGCTTACAACATCGGAACAAGTGGGTTTAAACGCTCTTCTGTTTTCAAGAAGTTAAACATCAATCCTAACGATCCGACTATTGCCGATTCTTTCAAACTTTGGAACAAGGGTGGTGGTAAAGTTCTTGCAGGTTTGGTGAAGCGTCGTGAAGCTGAAATACAACTATACTTTAAGTAATGAACACCGAAAACGAGATTCAATTGATACACGAGGAACTACAAGAGATGAATAAGAAGATTGATAGAATCTATCACGTCTTGATTGGTGACGACGAGATGAAAATTGAAGGTCTCGTTAGTAAGGTGCAGAAGCACGACAAGTATATCCAGAACCAAAGGTTGCAGGTGGCTCGTTTAGGTGGAATCGCAACCGCTGCTGGTGTGGTTGGTGGGTTAATTGTTCAGTTCATCTTGCGTTTATTATGAAGGAATGGTTAAAATCTTTGTTAACATCCTGTTCAAAAGTTAGTTCGAAACGAATTGTTGCTATATTTGTTACAATTAACCTAATCGTTTTCAGCTATGTGGCTACTTTTACAACCTACATTTGTCCCATTGCGATGTTTGACACACTCGCGTTGTTGACAGGTGGATTGTTTGGTGGTACTGTGATTGAACGATTCACAAAACAAAAATCAGATGGCACGACCTCAGACAACGGCGAGACAAATAGCACAGGAAACGTGCAGTAAGTTTCCCGAAACTCCTTCACTTACTTTGGCGAAGAAACTATTTGCCGAATATCCAGAAGTTTACAAAGACATCGAAGCGGCACGAACTCTTATTCGTCTTATTCGTGGTAAACTTGGCGGATTCAATAAAAAGAATACAGAGGATAAATCTTTGTTTGATGCTAAACCACGACCATTGAACCCATACGCACTTCCGAAGTCTTACGCAAAGAAACGTCGCCACGTTGAATTGAAAGGAAATAAGTTTTTAATTCTTTGTGACCTTCATTTTCCATATCAAGACAACGAAGCTATTGAATGCGCGATTAACGAAGGATTAAAGCAGGGGTGTGATTCAATTGTTTTGAATGGTGATGCTTTAGATTGTCACATGATTAGCGACTTCGTAAAGGATCCACGCAAGAGAAAATTCAAAGACGAACTTTATTCTATTCGTCAATTCCTTGCATCACTTCGTCACACGTTTCCAAACGCTAACATCTACTATAAAGAAGGAAACCACGAGGAAAGATATTGGAGATATATGAGAATCAAAGCGCCCGAATTATTCGACATTGACGCGTTTGACTTTCCAACGTTAACTCATTGCGACAAGCACGACGTTAAATGGATTGACGGAAAGAGCAAACTGAACATCGGTAAGTTGTCTATATTTCACGGTCACGAATTTGGAAAACAATTTCTTCCTTCTGTCAATGTAGCGCGTGGGTTGTTTATGAAGACTAAGGTGTCCGCTATGTGCGGACATCACCACCAGACAGCTGAACACAACGAGAGGGACGCTAACGGGAAGTTCATTACTTGTTGGGGTGTTGGTTGCTTATCTGAATTATCTCCAGACTACAACCCTTATTCAAAGTACAATCACGGTTTCGCTATCGTTAACAAGGGTGTGAATGGTGGTTTCAGCGTTCACAATTACCGCATACACGAAGGACAAATACTATGAACAGAAATATACTCGCAGCAATCCTGCTATTTGTTGGAACGTCGATCCTTTGGTTGGTGTTATGTTGGAACATATGGGGACGAAGTGTTGCAAAAAATGCAACAACTGAAATTCAAAAACAAGATAGCATCATTAATTACAACGCTGGAGAATACCAGATGCTTCTTGAAGAAACAATCGAACTAAAAGAACAATTAAATTACTATGAAAACTTGCAACTTACAACCAAAGTCACCTATCGAGTACGTCGTAATAATGTCTTTATTAGGGATACTATTACTCGCGTTGATGTTATCACGTTAGTGAACTCCTGCGATAGCGTTATTGCGTCCGATTCGCTTATAATCAACAATCTAAAAGAACAATTGAACATCGAAGAAAGAAAGATTGACAACTTGCAAGAAACCATCGTTGCTTATGAACAGAAGGAAGACATTTTAACCGAAGAAATAAACAGTCTAAATGCTGATAAAAAGAAGTTGGAGAAACAAAAAAAGCGCAGAAACCGCGCCTTGATTGTAACAACTTCAGTAGCTGTTATTTCTACTTTTGTTCTTGCAATTTTACTTTAGATTCTGGAATGTAGAACTTCATTGAGAACTGGATAGCTTCGCTTAAAAAAGTGTTGCGACTGTTCTCTCCACGTTTCTCGTCAATCTCGTTCCACAGGTCTTTGTGTAAGTACACACATATTCCTTTTTTAGTTTTGCTCTGCGCCATCTTTTATATAATTTTTTGAATTGTAGTATTCTTCTGCATCTTGTTCTGTGCTATAATCGTAGCAACCACAACCATTAGAATCTCCATCTAAATAAGCATTTTCAATTTCCATTTTATGAAGTTCTTTAGCTTTTGGAAATAATTCCTTAAACCAAATATCCAATTCTGAATCAGGTCTAAATTCAATTTGCTTTTCAAATTCAGATATAAGCCATTCAATGCTAGTTTGCATCTTCATTCGGTTTAGTCATCATACTTCCAATCATAAGAGCGCAATAGATTTTCTCTTTTGCGTTCATGTCTTTTCGTTTTGACAATTCAAGTAGTACGTCGCCTAAAACTTTTCCTTGTTGGAAGTATGAAGCTACTGAATTGATTATTTCGCGCTCACGATCCTGTGTGATTTTTAACGCTTCGTATAGTGGTGCTGGTTTCATATTTTTTCTATTTCTGTTTTTACTTGTAACCAATAATTATCGGAAAATTCATCGACATCTTTACCTGATTTTAATATCTCATCTACCGCAACGATTGCGCATTGTTTACAATGAATAGGATCGGAGTTAGTGTGCCAAAGAATTTTGTACATCTGTTGAAATATACTATCTGCTTTTTCCTTTGGTGTCATGAAAACAAATGAATCAGTAAAGAAGTAAGTAAAGCACTAACCAGACAAGAAATAATTTTAATGTATTTTTTTTCAATTGCTTTTTTGCTTTCATAAAAATACTGTGCAGCTTCGTCAAACTTTTTCTTTGAATAAGGATATTCAATGTTATAGTAAGCGTAGTATTCGCGGTCTGTTGCTCTATCAATCAACTTTACTTTTCCTTCTTCTGAAGAAACCGCTTTAATATAATCTTCGTTTGAAGTGTGTAAAGTTTCTATTTCTTCAATTGAGTTTTCAATTTCAAATTCAGACACTCTGCAATTTTCGGGTTTTGCATAAAAGAATTTATACACTCCGTTTTCTGTTTTTGCTACGTTACCAATCATATTTTTTATTTTATTTGTGCTAATATAGTGAAGCTATGCTAACCGACAACGTATTGTCCGTAACTTGGATTAAGTTCAAAATACATTCGCATCATTATTGCGTCGGCAACGTCTGGAGATATTCCTTCTCTGTTCTTGATTACGTCCTTTGGTGTTACTTGAAGTTTTCCGTCTACGTCAGCGCGATGTCGCTTAATCATTTCCAACTCGCGAACGATTTGTTCTTTGCGCGTACTTGACAATATTGTTATCTTGTTTTCTTCAATGTACTGAGCCAATTTGTAATAACATTCGCTTTTCAGATTTTGATATTGCGGGTGCTTTGGTTTAGATCCGTTCTGGAATCCTACGCACTTCAAATAATCAACCGCTCCCGCGCCGATGCCATCCTCATCTGCGATAACATTTTGAAGAAGAATTGAGTGTTCTTTCATAACAACGCGAATCTTGTTCACGACTTCGTCAATGGCTGCTCTATTCAACTCAATTATATCGATGATAGTTAGACCTTCCCAAACGCAGATAATCGTTCTATCCTTACCAAAACGCGCAATATCGGCTGTGATATACTTCTTTCCTTCATTGATTACTTCGTTTCTAAACATTCGAAGAAGATTCTCCGTTTGAAACAACTTGTCGCTGTCGTCATCGAACTCCCAGTTGCCTTCGAGTAGACGTTTGCGGTCGTATTCGGGAAGGCGTCTAAGAGATTCAATGTAAGCAACAGGAAGGAATGGATTGTCTTGCGGTAACGCTTGCACAAACGCGCGATGTGAAGGCAATTCGTTCCTGTTGTTCTTCATGTAAAACTCATTATACAACCAACCCTTCGACGGATTGCAGGACAAGAAACCTTTGGGAATTAACCCGAACTCGTTCAACTTGTAACGGCATCGAGAATGAACAATGCTGACCGCCTTTTGAGTTACTTCAGAACACTCGTCAATAAAGTAGTCTGTGATTTCTAACGAACCAAGACTGTTGAAGTTAACGTCCGAAGGGTACGCGAATAAATCTTTCAAAACAATTTCGCTTCCGTTGAAGAACTTAATCACGTTGGACTGTCCGTTGAAGGTGTAGTGTTTATTTGCTATCAATCCAAACTCCTCAGCCGTTTCAAAGAAGGTGTTTAACGTCGTCTTTTTCAACGTATCTAATTTGCTACGTCCAATAAGAGAACGCGTCCCTGCGTACTTCAAACGACGCTGTATTTGCCACATACAACCGAACTTCGTCTTTCCACCACCTGCCGCGCCACCGTATAACAACTGTTCAACGATGCTATCGGTGTTTAAGTAGTTCAACGCTTCAATCTGACGCGGCAGGTAGTTTGGTTTATATGGTTGCATTAAAATAGTGTTAGTTGATTTTCAACCACAGGACAAAGTTCGTCTTGAAGTATTTGAACAATGCGGTCGTATTTCTTCGCGTCGTTGTTTTGCTTTACTTGATGCAGAAGCAATTCAAGACCAGCGTTGAACGCTTCGTCTTTCGTTTTGTATACGCAGTATTCAGCGTGATAAATTAAAGGCTGCGCCCAACCTTGTTCGTGTCCACGAAAGCTAATTGAATAACTCCAATTTCCGTTCTGAACAATGGCTACATTGACCTGCGCTTCATAACC